ATGGCTACTTGCAAGAGTGGTGCTTGGTGGGAAACATCAGGTCATCGCGCCCTTGCTAATAACTCAGCGATCTACACTAGCAAGCCACCGCTTGGTCAGTTCTTAGAAGAATGGACTTCATTGTACAATTCACATTCAGGTGAACGCGGTATTTGTAACCGTGAAGCAATGTCAACCATTGCAAAGAAGTCTGGCAGAACAGACGCTGACTTCGGTACTAACCCCTGCTCAGAAATTATTCTCAAGCCTAACGAGTTCTGCAACCTGTCAACTATTGTTGTTAAGGCTACAGATACACTGCAGGATCTTGAAAGAAAGATTGAACAAGCTACCATCATTGGTACAATTCAAAGTATGTTCACTTACTTCCCACATCTTTCAGATGAATTCAGAAAGAATAGCGAAGAAGAAAGACTGCTTGGGGTATCTATGACTGGTATCTTTGATAACAAACTAACATGCGGACAGTTGGGATATGCCAAACTTGCCCATGCTCTTGAGAAGCTGCGTGATATTGCAACGATTACTAATCTCAAGTGGGCTGATAAACTAGGTATTACCCCAAGTAAGTCTATTACTTGTATTAAGCCCGAAGGAACTACCTCTTGTCTTGCTGATGCATCAAGCGGTTTGCACCCTCGGTATGCTGACTACTACTTCCGTAGAGTTCGCATTGACAAGAAAGATCCGCTATATAATATGATGTGTGATAGCGGCGTTCCTGTGGAAGATTGTGTAATGAATTCAGACAGCACTGCTGTATTTACTTTTGCTCAGAAGGCTCCAGAAGGTTCTCTAACCCAGAAGAATCTCACTGCTCTTGAGCATCTTAAACTATGGAAAGCCTATCAGGATCACTACTGCAACCACAAGCCAAGCATAACCGTCAACTATACAGATGATGAGTTTATGGGAGTTGGTCAATGGGTATGGGATAACTTTGATTCAATCTCAGGTATCTCTTTCTTACCCAAGTCTGACCATGTTTATGCCCAAGCTCCCTTTGAAGAGATTGATGCACGAACCTACAACATGCATCCCAAGCCTGTTGTTGACTTCAACAATCTTACAGCTTATGAAAAGGAAGATACAACTAAATCATCACACACTATGGCGTGTACTGCCAACGGTTGTGAACTAGTATAAGGAGAACGCGATGGATACAATGTTAAACACAATGATTACGAAGATCAAGATTGGGGCAGCTCTGTCAAACGCAGAGCTAGCCCTAGTTTTTACCGAAGTCTTTAAGAAGACTGAGATGATTCAGGAAGAACTCAAGAAACTAAAGGATAAAGTAAATGACATCGAGAGAGTTTCCAAGAATAGACCCCGAATTGATAGAGAAGCTTGAGAAAATTTACCAACCTTTTGAGTATGATCCTGATTTATCTGTAGAAGAATTTGTCAGAGCTTCTGCTTACAGGGCTGGACAAATATCTGTAGTAGAAAAGCTTAAACTAATTCTTAAACAACAACAGAAAGAGAGGTAAGTCATGGGAGGATCTCCTACAATTAGTGGCGGTATGACACAAGCTGAGTATTCAGCTCTATTAGACAAACAAAAAGCAGATGCTGAAGCAAGTGAAGCTAGAATGCGTGAGTTCTATGAAGAACAATTTAAGAAGCAAGAAGAAACTGCTAGAAAACTTGCTGAAGAAATGCAACTAAAAGAAAAAGCAGCTATTCAAGAAGCAAAACAAGCCGAGCAAGGCTTGCTTGCTGAATCAGCAGCCCAGCAGCAACAACAAGAAAGTACTGGTGGTGGCGAGGAAGACGAAGAAGACGGTACTACTGACTTCTATAGTTCGCTATACCAAGGTACTGAACAACGGCCAGAATAAGGAGTAACTTATGGAACAGACAATTGCTGATAGGTTTAGAATTCTACATAGTGGTAGACAAGCTAAACTAACACGGTCAAGAGTCTGCGCCAGTCTTACCATTCCGTCAGTTTTACCTCCTGAAGGATGGAACGAAGAGCAGACTTTGCCACAGCCATATTCGTCTGTTGCAGCTAAGGGTGTTACAGCGATGAGTAGCCGCATATTAAGCGCACTACTGCCGTTGAATGATACTCCTTTCTTTAAGTTTGCTTTAAAATCTGGCGTAGAAGCTACCCCTGAAATAGAGAGTTATTTAGAAACGCTTTCTTATCAAGTTTTTAATAAGTTAAATGGTACTAACTTAAGAGAAACTATTTACCAAGCATTACAACATGCTGTTGTAGTTGGTGATGTGTTATTTATAATGGAAGATAATTTTACTTTTAGAATTCAACGCTTAGATCAATTCGTTGTTCAGCGTGATGTTGAAGGTAATGTTGTAGAAATTATAAACCTAGAGTATCATTTAGTAGATCCTGATGCTACCAACCTACTTGGTGTAGAGTATGGTATTCAGAAAAAAACAGGATATAAAACAGTGTATTGCCGATACATGAAGCAAGAAGATTCTTGGTATGTTCGTAAAGAAACAAGCGAAGGTGATCTTCTTGCTGAAGGTGAGTACTCTGTTCTACCAATGTCCGTCTTACGATGGTATGGTATTGCAGGTGAAAACTATGGTAGATCTCATTGTGAAGATATTCTCGGAGATCTACAAACTCTTGAGTCCTATACAAAAGCCTTGATTGAAGGTCTAGCTGCCGCTTCTACATTCTGGTTAGCTATAGATCCTACTGGTATTACAGAGATTGATGATATTGCAGATGCTCCTAACGGCTCATTCGTAGCAGCTAGAGCTGGAGACTTTGCAACTCTATCACCTTCTCAAACAATGAACTCACAAATTAGTTCATGCCAAGCTGCGGTTGAAACAATGCGTAGGGAAATCTCCCAGTCATTCCTTATGACATCTTCAGCTATTCCCAGTGGTGATCGTGTAACTGCTACAGCTGTTAGAATGATTGGCTCTGAATTAGAAACAGTTCTTGGTGGTGCTTTCTCAAGCATTGCAAGAGATCTAATTGAGCCTATTGTAAAGCGCGCTGTTTTCCTTATGCTAGAAAATAAGGAAATTGATAAGCGTTTGTATAACCAATTCTTTGATAAGAATGGTATGTTAACTACTCAAGTAGTTACAGGCTTACAAGCTTTATCAAGAGACACAGATTTACAAAGACTTATGCAAATGGGTGAAATGGTTCGTAACCTACCTGAACAATCATATACTGCATTCAAGTGGGATGAATATGCTAGAGCTTTAATTTCTTCACTTGGTTTTGATCCACGCAATTGGGTCAGAAGCGAAGAAGATATGATGCAACAGCAAATGCAAATGAATCAAATGAAGATGCAGCAACAAATGCAACAGCAAGTAGGCACTACTGCCCTATCGACAGCTGGTGCTGTGGCTCAAGAAGCTGCAACTCAGGATTTACAACAAACTGGTGGTCAAAATATTCAAGCCTTGTTAGCTCAAGCTGGTATTGACCCCGCACAATTACTAGGAGGTGGAGCAAGTGGCGAAGCGATTGGATAAATCTAAGATGTCATGCAACCGTCCACAGAAATCTCCCAATCCCGGTAAGAAGCGGGTAGTCAAAGCTTGCGCTAATGGGCAAGAAAAGATTATCCACTATGGCGCGACTGGATATGGTCATAACTATTCATCTAAAGCTCGTAAATCATTCCGAGCAAGACATGGTTGTGACTCCGCAAAGAACAAACTCAGTGCTAAGTACTGGGCTTGTAAGGATCTCTGGGCTGGTCCCGGTGGTTCAAAGGCTTCATGCCCCAAGAATAGAAAGTGTAAGAAGTAATATGCCAAAAGACGCATGCTATAAAAAAGTAATGTCACGGTATAAAAAACATTCTGCTTACGCTTCAGGTGCTATGGTTAAGTGCCGTAAAGTTGGTGCTGCCAACTGGGGTAATAAGAAGAAAGGAAAGAAGTAATGGCTAAAAAGAAAAAGAAAGCTGACTTCTCTCTTGAAAAGAAGAAAGGTCTTCATGGTTGGTTCTCTAGAAACCAAGGTAAAGGTTGGATTAACTGTAAAACAGGTGGTCCTTGTGGGCGTAAAGATGCCAGCAAGGGTTCGTATCCTGCTTGCAGACCAACTAAATCTATGTGTACTGCTAAGGGAGTACGCGCTAAGAAATCTGGAAAGAAGGTATCTTGGCAATGAAGTCTAAATTCAAATGTAATTGTGGAACAACTACTAGATTAACGGGCAAAGATGCCCAGCCTAAGGCTTGTCCTAAGGCAATAACAAAAACTACTAAGAAAGGTAAGTAAATAAAATGAACGACAATGTACAAGAGACTCCAGAGTTTGAATATCAGAACACTCCAGCGGTTGATCCAACGGACTCTGCGGTTCAACAGGTAGAACAATCTCTTGTTGCATCACCTGAAGAAGTTAATGCAGCAAAAGAACGGAAAGCATTTGAAACCTATGTCAGAGCTAACGGAGTAGCAGTACCCGAAAACTTTAAAGATGTAGGTAGCTGGTTTGACAGTTTAAGAAATGCTCAGAAAGCTTATACGCAGAGTCGCCAAGAGATTGCTGATCTTAAAAAGAAGTATGGTGAAACCGACAGCAACCCTGCATATAAAGCACCAACAGAAAAACCTGTAACAGAGAAACCTAAAGTAGAGATTAAAGAGGAACTTAGAATTCCTGAAAAGACTGAAGCTCCTAAGGATGCTCCAGTTCCTGAAGTTCCCACTATTACTAAGGAAGATTGGGATAGGTGGTCAGTTGAAGTAGCTGTTAAGGGTGAAATTAACGAAGCTACTATGAATGAGATTCGTCAGAAAACAAAGCTTCCCGACTTTGCTATTCAGGAATACATGCAAGGTCAGCAAGCAAAGCTTCAATTAGCTTTTGGTAAAGCTGCAGAACTTATCGGAGGTCGTGAAAAACTTGCCGAACTATTTGGATGGGCAAGCCAGACAATGAACCCAGCTGAGATTAAGAGTCTTAATGCAGCCCTAGCAACCCCCGCGTGGGATGTTGCTTTGATGGGACTTTCATCTAAGTATGAAAGAGCTACTGGTAATTCATCCAAGCAAAAAGAACCTGTAAAAGGTAGACAGGTTCCTGTAAGTAGCACCCAGCAGGGTACGGCTGCTTATCAAACAAAGAGAGAGTTCTTTGCCGACAGAAACAACCCGCGATTTAAAACGGATCCAAAGTTCCGTTCAGCGGTTGAATCTCGTATGGCTAAAACAAACTTTACTAAACTGCCTTACTAAGACATTAAATATGCTATAAGTAACTCCCCGATTGGCTGAGCGATCTTATATTATATTTAACCAACAGCTGACTCCTAAAGGAATAATCTTAAGTTGGTTTGTCACATCGTTTAATTTTTAATTTTCAAGTAACTTAATTTTTAGGAGTATTATACAATGCCATATACAGCAGGTGATGGTGATTTAACAGCAGGCATGTTAGGTATGCGTACCGATGTAACTGCTGGTGTTTCAGGTGGTGCAGCTGGTGCTAACAAGCTGTGGCTACCAATCTGGTCAGGTGAAGTAATCAACGCTTATGACCAGTACAATGTGTTTGAAAACCTAGTTGACGCTCGTAACATTGCTAGCGGTCTTGTCGCAGAATTCCCAATTACTGGAACTGTCGATCTTAAGGCTGCTTGGAATGCGGGTGAAGAACTAGTTGGCGGTGATTCCAAGTCACAGACCATTGCAATCAAGCTTGATAAGCGTCCAATGGCCGCTCACTTTGAGCTTGACAATGTTGACCTTATGGTTACCCAGTGGGAATACCGTTCAGAACTAGCTCGTCAGGCTGGTCTAACCCTTGCTAATGCCCGTGACAAGCAGATCGTCTCTGCTCTCATTGCTGCCAGCGTAGTTGCTCCACTCACCTCAGATCCCCGTGGTCTTGGCGTAAGCAACTTCCCCGCTCCAGCCGTTGTTGCAACAGGCACTTCAGCTATTGGTGTAGAAGTTTCTCAGTGCACTGAAACCATTGCACTTAGCATTCTTCAGAACATTGAGAACTATCTCGTATTCATGCAGGAAAATAACTACCCTGTTGAGAATGTTTATTGCGCTGTTCCACCAAAGGTCTTCCAAGTCATTCGTGCTCTTGGTATTCCACGCGCTGACAATAAGTTCACTAACTACCCACTCTTCGGCGCAAGCGAAGAAGTTGGTGGTCTTGGTGCGCCATTGGCTGTTGGTATGAACTCAATGATGGACACCCTTGATTACATGGGTGTTAAGATCATTAAGACCAACCACATTCCACGCAGCAACCTCGGCTCTGCTCCAATCGGTGGCGCAAAGTATAACCTTGATTGCAGCACCGTTAACATCTTCGGCATGCTCTTCCAGCCAGAAGCTGTTGCTGGTCTATCACTCATGGGCATGAAGGTTGACACCGTACAGGATGTTCGCCGCAACACCCAGTTCACCGTTGCTAGCATGATCAAGGGTACTGGCGTAATCCGTCCCGAAATGTGCAAGGCTATCATTTCTGGTGCTCCAAGCGATAGCACAAACGACCGCGCTTCACTCCGTGATCACCTCAATGGTAACGGTCTAACAGGTGCAGTTGCTGCACATGGCAACCTCACCAACGGCTTCTCTGCTGAGTATGCCAACATCTAATGACTGACTCACTCTCTACTTTCGGGTTTGTGGTTTTAAACCGCGTCTGAAGAGGAGGTGATCTCATATCTACCCCCGGCCCCCTTAAGTGGGGGTCGGTGGGTTTTTTCTTTAACAACAACAGGAGGCTATATGGGCTTAATAACTAAGTTACAAGCAATTAATCA